TGGGATTGTAATCGTTGGGTATCAATTGCTTGAGTATTACCCTTACCAATCCTACGGACAACAACTTGCGTGTTGAATAGTTTTTTTAACCTACCGAAAAGAGATTTATCTGCCATATTAGTGTCTCACTTAAAAGTGTGTAGTTCTACAAAGTATAAATATACAAAAAATAAAGTTAACTACCAAATTTAAAGTAACCAAGTTAAATCGTTGTCGTTGCCACGTTGGTCTTTTTGTACCCAAGGGTTTTGTCCAGCGGTTCTGCCTGAATAAACACCTGTATTTGATTTACCGATATGACCTAGTGTTGTTCTCGTTAAATCCATACCTTGTTGTCTTAATTTCAATGCAGTATCACGAACCCACAATCCAGTTGAGAATGACATCACTAAATCATCATTATAACCTCGTTGTGCTTCGGCTCTACTACCATTCCATATGAATACAAATAACTCATCAATTAATCGCTTAGAGTGAATGATTGGGGTTCTTTCTCTCATATAAGTATCGAGTTTTGAAATCACCAAAGGTCGTGTTCTTGAGGACATTGTAAATCCAGGAACCATATCATCTTTTCGTTTTAAATCCCAACCTTTACGGAGATGAACATCATCATCAATATAACCTAATTCTCTATACGAATAATATAAGTTTTGATATTGTCTATCAATTACTTCTTGAATTACAGCCCACCCAATGTTTGCGTTTTCAATCACTAACATTGCGTTATTCCATTCCGAAGCAACCGAAGTTAAGAATGCTCCATATTGTTTAGTTTCAATCTTACCTTTATACTCCGCAACTTGTTCTACCGTTTCTATGTCAAAAACATGGAATGCTGAATAGTCAGAAGAATCACCACGAGCGACATCGGCTACGACTACATAATCACGAGAATAATTTGGATAATCCCATAACCAATAGTTACCATCAAACCCCCGCTTTTCCAATGGGTCTTTTACATAAGTCTCTTGATACCATTGTAATGTAGAACCTTCCACCACTGTATAACCGGATGAAATAAAGTCACAATCACATTCTTGGGCTGCACCCTTTTCACCAAGGAGTTTTGTTTGTTCATCTCTCCATCGTTGATTTCTATCAGGGTGTACAGTCCAATGGAGTTCGGTTGGGTGCCATTGTTCTCCAGCTTGACCTTGTAACCATACTTTGTGAAACCAGTTACCCACACCATTTGGTGTAGACAATACAATAGCACCACCACCTGTTGAAAGTGTTGATTGTGCGGATGTCCAAATTTCTTCTACATTATCAATAAATGCAGCCTCATCAATTACCAAAAGAGACAATGCTTCAGAACGACCAGCATCTCCAGCAGCAGATGTTGCTTTGATTTGCGAACCATTCTTTAATCGTAGAGATAGTTTGTTGTCCTCTTCGGTTTGACCTTTTAACCAAGTTGGTAAGTTAGAATGCATGAAACGAACCTTCGTTACAAGGTTCTTTGCAACCTCTTGTTTAGTTGCAATTACCAAAATGTTTTTGTCTTCGTGAAACAACATCAGCCAGAGTGAATATCCGGCTGATAGAGTTGAGATACCTAATTGTCGTGATTTGAGGATTACATTAAAACGATGGTCATTAATGTTATGCATCAAATCCTCTTGAAACTCATACAAGTTAAAAAGGATTTTTCCTCGGTGGGGGTGCTGAATGTAACAATACTTTTTAAAAAAGTATACAGGGTCTTTAGCGCACTTGACCCACTCTTCTCGTATGAGTGTTCTTAAATCTGGCATACATTTTTATAATAGGAATAATACAGCAATCAATGTAGCACCACCGGCACCACCCAATAACAAACCATTCCAAAATTGCCCTCTTTTTTGTTTTTTGAGGGTTTTGATTTGATTGTCTTTTAATTCAATCAGATTATCTTTTTGTAGGATAATTTGCTCCTTACTTTGAAGTGCAACTGAAAAGTTTGCGAGTTGTTGAGATTGTAACTCAATCTTATCAACTTGTAGTGATACCAACTCTTGAGTTGTTTTTAGCTCTATGCTACATACATCAAATTGAGACTTAACGACTAACGCATTTTTAACTGCGGTTCTTGGAACTGCAATTAGACTATCAGTTGAAAGCGTTTGCGAAAGCAGAGATGAGGTCATCATCAGACATATCATCAAACTTATCCATTTGCTCTTCATATCGTTTTCTCAAGTTTAAAAGTTGTGCATTTTTAGAATCAATCTGATTGTCGATTTCAGCAATCTGATTACTCAATCCGAGATTTAATTGGATGAGTGAGTCTGCCTCACTCTCCAATCTTGAAATCTCACCTAAATACTCCATCTCTTTTTCTTTCAACATTCTTTCGTATTCTTTTTTGTAGGTATTACCCATAAAGAATTGTTGGTAGATGAGGACACCCGCCAAACAAAGAATTACAAGTTGAGATGGGTTTAGTTTTTTCATTTACTTCTTACCAACTGAACCGGTTGATTTTCTACCCGATGTTGATTTACCATTACCGGTAGAACGACCTGTTGTAGTTTTCTTACCAACATTTCCAGCCGAAGCATTACCAGAACCACGTTTAGCAGCTGGTTTTCTACGAGGCTTACGTTTAGCGGTTGGTTTACCTTTTGCAGCGTCAACTACATCTTTAGTTTCTTTGACAACATTCTTAACTGCTGCTTTAACTTCCTTTGCTTCTTTTACAACACGTTTTGCACGAGTCTTAACTTCAGCAACATCAGCTTTAACTTCCTTAACTACTTCAACTACCTTTTCATCAATAGTAGTTTTACCAAGTAACCAATTCCAAGTTTTCTTTAACCAATTTTTCATAATTTTCTCTATTTGTTAAACTAATTGTTCCAATATAAATATGTAACTCAAATTAATTACTTGATTTTTTCAATCAATGAGTAATATGAGTCCTTTATAACATCATAATATGGACTTTGTAAAACCAACCATTCTGCACCAATTAGTTGTGATTGTGCACGTTTGTAAACTTCATGTTCTACTTTATCTTGATATTCCTTTGCACCCCACAAATGATACATAGTAGAACTTATTTCTGTAATAGCTTCATCGGGATGTGAGTCCATATCAATCAATCTTAAAGTTTCAGATGTATGGATTATATTACAAAATGATTTTGTTTTAAAGTCAATATTTCTCCGCTTTTGCCAATCATGCGCCAATCCAGCTAATAACCATTGTTCCATCATAATTTGAGCGCCATTTCCATCATACATAAAATGTGACTTTTCGGTAGCATATGATATTTCACCAGTTGAGTTCAATACAAAGTTAAAATAAAAATCAGTATATTCTTTTTTAAACTCTTCGTTAAACATACCCACTACTGCACAATTCATTGGGAGTGTATCTTTTAGTGATTTTGCGAAATCAACATCCCATTCAAAATTTTCATTATGATGTACATCGAATATATTTGGATAAGTCGATGTTGTTTCACGATGAAGATACAATAAATCTAAATTGGTGTATGGTTGTATATTTTTGTTCAGTACCAAGTCGGTATCGTATACAACAAATGGAGTTTGTAATTTTGACATAGCCCATATCTTTGGACTTGCCCAATATCTATGTGAAATTTGTTCGTAGGGGTAATCATCAAAAATATCAGTAATTACATCATCATATAGTTTAGTGATATTGTAGGATTCAAAAAAGTCTTTACTCTTTAAATCTGTGACTAAATATAGAGGTAATTCTGGATTAGAAATACGATGGTTTAAACACGAATATATTTGTGTAATTAATTCAAACTCTCGTGGTGGATTTTCACCCACCACATAGATGTGATATGCGTTCATCATAACTTATTTTAATATAAATAGTGTTTACCACTTTCTACACGACCAATATCTTGCTTTCCATCTTGGGCCTGGAGAATCACAATTCATTCTTGCTCTGAACGATTTGCGTGCTTCAGGATTATCCTTTTTAATGGTCATACCTTTTTGTCCAAAGTTTACCTTTACAACATTACCTTTATCGTTGTTTACATATACTTTGAACTTCTTAACATCACCTTGCATAATCTTACCAAGTTCTACTTTTCTACCTTGGTACTCTGCTTCGTTGATATTATTAACATCCTCTTTATGTAGATTTAACATTTGAGAGTATTCCTTCATAAAGTTGATGAAGTCTTTGGTTTCTTCAAGTGTCTCAACATCATATTCATCAACCTCACCATAATCCGATACTGTTGAAATGTAATCTTCTGCTTTTGTAATCAAAGACTGAACCCAAGGTTCTAAATCACCCTTACCTTGAAGTTTTGTAATGAGTGCTTGTGCTTTTCGGATTGAGGTTTCTAATTGGTCTACTGCCATATCAGAATCAGACTCACTACCTTCGTTAGCAAATGCGTTTACATAAGGATTAGATACAACCTTACCCAACTCTGGAGTAAAACCATACTTCTCTTCCATAAAGTTTTTTACATTATGGTATTCTTCTCTGATTAATTCTTTGAGTTGTTTTTCAGTCATCTTACTTAAACTTTTTAATTAGTTTTACTTGAACTGAATTATCTGGCTTACCTGCGATTGCAGATACCAATGCCATTCTTTCTGGAAGTTTACCAACCTTAACGTATTGATATACTTTTTCAATGTCTAATTTGTTATCATCAACGAACTTTTGGATAGCATCTTTGTTCATACCAGTCAAACCACCAATTTCCATTGCAGTTCTACTTGCTGCTTCGTTTACTGATTCCATTTTGTATCCTTTAGAAGTATAGTTTTTGATTGCCTTTTCTAAATCAACTTTATTTTTGAAAGTTTCAATATCAAAGAAATCACTACCATCTTTGTGTTTCTTTACACCATCGTGAGAAGAGATACTATATTTAGCTTTACCGATAGCAGGATTTACTTTAAATACTTTTTTACCTTCGGTTACCGATTCCATCAATCCAATTGCAGTAGTACCAACAACTCTTTCAGCACCATCTGCATATTTGTTGTTTAGAATTGCTATCTTTACCGGCTTGTCAATTATATACATTGGAAGTGGTGATGTACCAAATGAATATTTGATTCCATTCTTTTTTAATTCTTTACCAATATCCATAAATGATTTAGCATCTTTTACCATACCAGCAAGTTTATCTAACATAGCATCGTGCTTACCTTCGTTTACTGATTCATCAACCGACTCTTTCTTTGAGAACTTATCTTTCAATCTCTGAACGAGTGACTTTGCTTTTCCGTGAGCGGGATGTTCTTTATCTTTCAATGCAGTTGTTACCCTTACATCTTTTTTAGTTTCAGGGTTCTTAACCTTTTGGTCAGCAATTGCTTTAGCCACCATCATTTGAACTGCAAAGTTTTCATCCATAGTTGCTTCAGATTTAGGAACACAATTAGGAACTTCTTTACCGTTCTTCTTTTTCATCCCCACCATCTCGTAGTCATCCCAACAAGGGTCTTCTTCTTTTAGTCTCATTGATACTCCTTAATTGATGTATGCGTTAAGTTCATATCCGTTCTTCATACCATACACTTGAATTTGAAGTGCTTTCCTTTGAAGTTTACCACCTTTAAGTAGACCTACTGTAAAACGAGTGTCTTTACCTACCGATGGTCTTGAACGAACATTTTTACCACCCATTGCTATTTGAGATTGCCAATCATCTTCATCGATTTCGTATCCACGTTTTTCAGCAAACTTTTTTGCTTCTTCTGCAGCATCAGTAAACGATTTGTGGTATACTTTATAATCTGCTTCTTTTAAAAGTGACTTTAACTTAATCATCAGAAATCCTTATTTTTTATATACAGACTCTTTAAAGATTCTCATACCGGTATTTTCCACCAATGCTTCAACTTTTTGCCCTAATGGTCTACCAATAGTCATTGAGATGTAGAATCCCATTGCGTTTACAATGTCTTTACCATCCCACTTACAAATATTTGCAACGTCAGGACCCAAGTCGTAGTGATACATTTCCTCAAGGTCTTTCATTCCTTGTGGGTCACCTTCGTATTTTGCTTTAGGGAACAATTTAGCAACACCCTTTGCTTCACTATGGAAGTTGGCATCACCTAACGCGCCCATCAAAATGTGCATTACTGCCCATTGGTGATTTGCGCCACCTTTTCTTAAATCTTTAAGATTTTTATCTAAAAGTTGTTTAACCTTTTTGTTCATCCCAGCATCTTCATTAAGAAAACTTTCTACGATTGATTTTAAGTTCATATCACTCTCCGTTGATTCTAACATCTTTAATAATTTGTCATCTTTAATAATAAATGTATATCCAGCTTGATGACCATATGGGTCGTTTTCAAATTCAAGACCAGTTTTCTTTTTTAGATAAACTGCCGTAGTATTTCTAAACTCTTCATCAGCTAATCTTGGATTTGAACTTTTACGAAGGATATCTTCAATCGCATCTAAATCTTTAGATGACTTTGGTATAAGGTTAATCTGACCATTCTTGAATGATGTATAAAATTCAACCTTTACACCACCATAGGTGAATTTAGCCTTACCTTCTGATAACAACGATGTTAGTTTCATTCTTTGTTCTCCAACTTCTGAATAAAGTTCTCTTTAAACATACGGAACTCATTCTCTATCTTTTCTTCCATTTCTTCCCACGACATTCCATCCCATTCCTCAATCGAACCATCTTCGTTGATGTAACGGGCTTTGATTGCCAGTTTTAGAGCTTCTTTCTCAAGTTCAGCTTGTTTCAACCAAGCTTTACCATTGTCCAACATTTTTTGTCGTTCGTACTCCTCGTACTTACCCTCAATCTTTAATTGATGTTCCATATCAATTACACAATCAAAGCACATTCCGTGAATGGCTTTCATCTTGAGGTCGTTACGATTTGGGTTTGTACAAGTACAAACATCCTTACGACATTTAGGGAATGTGTTGATGTCGCTTCTCAACTCTGAAAGTTTACCAAGTTTAACCTTGTATCCTTTCTTTTGTTCCCATATGTTTCCTTCATCATCGGTCCATTGGTCACCAACTTCTCGTTTGATAAAGTCCTTACCCTCTCCAAAAGCAACCGTGTTTTTGGTTTGAGTTCGGTGATTTCCAGCAATCATTTCTTTGACTGCTTTAATATTTTGCAATTTTGCCATAACTCTTTTGTATAGTTTTACTACTATAAGTATATTAGAAATACATTAAACCCAAGATTTGGTTTAGTGATGCGAATGTACCTGTAAGTTTCATTGTGTATCCTTTATAAGTAAACACAATACCTTCGTTTGGTACAATCTTATCTCGACCACCAACTGCGTTCAGTCGTTCTAATTCCATTTTTAATTTTGCAATCTTCTTTGGGTCACCCGACTTCTTCACATCTTTGATGGTTTGGTCAAGTCTCTTCTGCATATCTCTCAATGCACCATCAGGATTAACCGTGAGTGCTGAAGACATAAATGATAGAACCTCTGCACCTACACCCAAGAAGATATCTTCAAACTTACGAAGATTATCTTTTGATATTTTTGCCTGGTCAATCTTATCAGTTTTTTGTGCCCAATCTAATGTTTTCTTATCTGAAATGTTTTTACTATCCAAACGGAATCCTTTGTCGTAGAATGCCCATCTCTTTACCAATCCCATTTTGGTTTTGTTGTCCAAAGTAGTTGGTGAGTTTTTATCAACATACTCTTCCCACCATCTTTGATGATATTCAGCCACACCATCACTATCTTTAAGTTTGAACTCTTTTTGTACTTTGGATAGTTGACCAAAGAACTTTGATTTCATTTTTGATAGTTCTTGGTTTTGTGGAAGTTTTACCACAGGAGGGCCTTGGATGGTATACTTTGATTGAACATGAGCATTCACTTGTTTAATCATACCGGCAAGGATTCTTGCATCAGAGGTGTCTGCTCCAATTGCCTCACCCTTCTCATTGTACTCCATTGTTCCGTGGAAAACTAATAGTGGTTGACCGTATGGTAC